AAGCAAATCGATGCTGAAGCGATTGCCAACGGCGGAGAGAAGCTTAAGGAAATTCGTGAGAAGTATGTCGAAGCTAAGAAAGCTGGCGACGACGCCAAGGCTGCCGAGCTTCGTCAACAAGGAAAGGCTTTGGCACAGCAGCTAGAGCAACAGCTCCAAGATGCTCGCGAGAAGATGAGCCCGCAAATCTCACGGGCAATGGACAAGGCCCAAAAAGAATCTGAGAGTCTCGACGAGGCAATGGAGAACCTGGCAGGCGACGCACCTGGCCAAGGCCGACACTCGCAGGACCTAGCGGAGAAACAGAATCTCGCTAGGAAGCTTCGCCAGAACAAGAAGCTACTGCAGCTGTCTAAACGACTCGGTGCGCTGCGGCGAGCTTGGAACAATCGTAAGCGGGCTCGCATGAGCCACGCAAACTACAGCGGCATCGTTGGTGCACGCTTCAGTGACGCGGTGACGCAAGCCTTCCCTGCAGAGCTAGCCCTCGCAGCAACGGACCAGGGCCGCGCACTATTTGCTCTCAAGTACTCCCAGAAAACAATCCTCACCAAAGACTATGAAGCCCCTACTAAGAATCTCGATCGCGGTCCTATCATCATTTACGTTGATGTCTCTGGTTCTATGAACGGAGAATCAGAACTCTGGAGCAAAGCCATTGCATACGTGATCACAGAAGAAGCAGTCAAACAAAAACGAGAAGTTGAAATTGTTTTGTTTGACTCAATGATTCAGGACTCGTTCAAGATCAAACCAGATTCAAGCAACAAACAGGAACTGCTTAACTTTGTTCTCACCTGGACCACCCACGGTGGCACTTCGTTCATTACGGTCATCAATCACCTTCTTGATAAGACCGACTTAGATAAAAAAGCAGACGTTCTGATGATCACCGATGGTCACGCCAACGTTCCGGATGCGTTCGTCCAACGACTCAACCGTTTCAAAAATCAAGTAAATCTTGATTGGAACACATTCTGCATCGGTAACGCATCGACGACTGTAGAGTCATTCTCAGATTCAGTGCACACGGTAGACACGAACGACGATCCTAAATCCTCGGATTTGTTTCAAAACGTTCTTATGTGATCTGCGACACAACTAGATCACTACTATCTATCTAGTGTACGCCCGAGCTTCCAGTTCTCATGGCACACACTCTAATCAAAAAAGATCTCGAAGAAGTAGACCGGATAATCAAAAGCTACAACCTAAAACAAGAACACAGCTCGTTGCTCGAATGGTTGTTCGACATTATTAAAAATGAATTCACACAAAACTATCAAAACCTACAGCAACCACTCACATATGAATACACCGACGCAAAAATAACTTGGCTTCCAGTCATCGAGTATTTCAACGTTAACTTCTACTCGACTAGTCCCACGGAGGTGGGGATCCCAATGAGTGCTGTTCTCAAAGACCTGTACTCCTGCAGACGGATATCGGAAATCACCCAGCACCTTCGACTGGATGAGCGTGATTACGCCCAGATTGCAGAGGTAGTGAAAAATGAAATCGATACTGGGAAGGAACTCCTGAATGACGCATTGTTTGATCTCTGACAGAAATCTTAAGAAATTACAAAAGAGCCTCCGCATTAGATCAACACCCGATACATTGCAAGAGTCTTCAATCTTCAAGACATGAATCTTCAATTTGCACTCGGCGACACTGTTCTCGACAAGTCAGAGGTTAACTCTCTGCTCGTGGCCACAGGGCAGGAAGCCACCTTCCACATTGACATTGCAAAGCATATTGACGTCAAGACTCTCGATGCTCAGAAGCTCTTCACCTTGAGCGTTGAGAAGAAAGATCCGGCTCTTGCCGCCCTGGCTTCCAAGCTCGCTATCAGTGGCTTCAAAGCAAAGCGCAGCTATAACCGCAATGAAGCAAATGTAATCAGCAGCACACCCGTCACCCCTATCGATCCAGAGCAACTTTTAGAGAAGCTGGTGACGGATAAATCCCTCAAGAACTTGGGAGCTGCAATGATTCTCGATGCCCTCTTTGAAGGTCCTGATCCTGAGCTGACTCTGCGTCAGATCGCGACAACACAAGTCAACAAACTCGGAGCCAGCCCTCAGGTGTCGATGATGTCGGATGTATTCCGGGGCTTCCAACAGAAAAACACCTTCTACGGCTGGGAACCGGTGACCTCTACTAAGGTCGAGCGGTCTAAGCGCTACCACGCCTCGCCTGTGTACACCGCCCTGCGCGATGGTCTGGCTACGCTAACGGAGTTTGGAATGGTTAACGTTCGCGAAACCGTCTCATTCGGTGGTCAGTCAGTCGACAATCCTAGTGCAGCTGTCTTGCAGCGTAAGGTCTATGAGATCTCTTTGACTCCTGACGGCGAAAATCTTGCGGACATGTGGGGCGACATCGAGTCGTACATCGCTCACGGGTGGAACAAGCGGATGCTCAATAAGCTCGCCGCTTGAACTAAGCTATCGGGGCGTCCTAGTTTCGGCGCCCCTTTTTTTTATGCAAATCAGTTACCTGACAACCCAAACCGCTGCCGATCAAGCAGTCGAAGAACTTCAAAAAGTTAAGAAAATCTGTCTCGACTTTGAAACAACTGGTCTGAGTCCTTGGCTGGCAGAGCCACGCCTTCTGCAGATTTGCGACTCCAGTCCGAGCATTGAAGATCGAACTATCTATGTGTTCGATCTATTTAAAATCAATCCGACAAATGTAATTAAATACATAGAGAGCACAGAGATGCTCGTGATACATAACGCCAACTTTGATCTTCAGTTTTTGCTGAAGATGGGCGTGGATTATCAGGGTAAAGTTTTCGACACGATGCTAGCTGAGCGCTGTCTTCGTGCTGGATTTAAGGAGAAGCGTGTAAGCCCTAAGGCGAACAAACCATACTTCGCTGACATCAGCAATTCTCTAAAAGCTGTGGCAGAGAGGAGGTTAGAGATCGAAGTCGATAAAGAAGAGCAAGCTTCGGATTGGTCTCAAGAAGATCTATCTGAATCTCAGATCGAATACGCAGCAAAAGACGTTAATATTCTCCCGGATATTGCTGCTGATCAGCTTAAAGAACTTGCAGAAGAAAATCTTCTTGAAGTTTACACTCTTGAATCAAAATGTATCCGCCCTGTGGCACTCATGTGCTATCGAGGGTTTGGTGTGGATCTCAGCAAGTTAACAGCGTTAAAATCTCAGATAAGCAAAGAGCTTGACAAAGCCACTAAAGTATTCTGTGAGTCACTCGATTCTAGGTTGCCTGATGAATCTAAGCTCCCGCGTGAAGTCGATGGAACTCTGGCCATTGGCAAGAACGCAAAGAAACAGTTCAATCCTGGATCAGGAATTCAAGTCATTAAGTGCTTCAAAGAGATCGGAATTGCTACTCCGATGGACGCAAGAACTGGAAAGCCAACACTTAATCAGGTAGCGCTGGCGGAATTTAATTCCGAAGACGAGACCATGAACATGTACAGGTCTCGCGTAAAAACTGAAACTAAACTAGAACATATAGAAAAACTTATTGAAAACATAAATCCTGTTACTCACAGGATTCATAGCGGATACAGGCAGTACGGAGCCAACAGCGGACGCTTTACATCATCCGGCGTCAAGCGGACAGCAGCTTCCAAAGTCAAAAAGGATTTTGGTGTCAACATTCAGCAGGTGCCACGCGGGAAAGAATTCCGTGAGTGCTTTGTTCCGACTGAAGGCTACACCCTGATCGTTTGCGACTTCAGTCAAATCGAGCTGCGACTTGGAGCTGAACTCGTAAACATTCCGCAGATGATCGAAGCCTTTCAGAACGGGCATGACCTTCACACAGTGACTGCGAGTCTGATCTACAACATCCCACTGGAGGAAGTTACAAAAAATCAACGGCAAGATGGTAAGACTCTTAACTTTGCTTTGCTGTACGGCATGGGCTTCCGTAAATACAAGACCTACGCTGCGCAGAGCGGAAAGGTACTGACGCTGTCGGAGGCCAAGCTAGCCCACGCTGCGTTTCATAGGGCTTACCCAAGGTTGCGTGAGTGGCACAAGGAACGCGCTGCGCTAGTTGCTGACGGGTGGTGCTACGTCAGAACACCCATAGGCCGCAGGCGTTTGTTGTCATACGATGACGCATCGTTCATGGTTGCCGCCAATACCTTGATTCAAGGCGCAGGTGCCGATATCCTCAAGCTGTCCTTAGCCAATCTCAACGAGCACCTAGACGGAATCAACTGCCACCTACTCGCCTGTGTGCACGATGAAATCGTGATCGAGGCGAAGACTGAAAAAGCACAACACTACAAAGAGGTTCTTGAACAATGTATGAAATCAGCAGCAGAGAAAATTTTAAAGCTGGTTCCTGTAAAGGCAGACGCATCAATGGGGGACAGCTGGGCGGAAAAATGAGTAAAGATCTGCTAAGGTCTTATACACGAGTTTCCGAGAACGAATTGCAAATCCTCGATATTCCCACGCTGGACAAGGAAATCTTCACAGCCAAAACCGATGAAGGTTACGTCGGATGTTTCCGTTTGGATAAAGGAGTTTTCTTTACTGCTGATTGCTACACGTCAGCACTGACAGCTGCGAATGCAGCCAGAAAGCTCAAAAAAGATCTTGTTCAAGAGGACAAGATTAAAGTAACTGTTAAAACAAAGCAAACAAAAACTAAAAAGAGTAGCCTCAAAAACAGAAAGAGCGTAAAATACCCGTGGCGTTTGTTCACCAGCGACGAGGTAGATCGTATGCCTCTCCTTAAATTTAGAGAGGTCTGGGTCATCATCAAAGGTGATGAGTTCGTTTCAGACGCTTTAAATCAAGAAAAGAAAAAGCTTGTTGAGTTTGTTCCCACGCGGGACAACGCTCGTTTCTTTACGTGTCACGAAGAAGCCAAGCGAATTATGCGCGTGCTGAAGTCTACAGTTGGTCCTGGATTCGACCTCAAACGATTTTTTATCAAGAGCGAAGACAGTTAAGATAGAGAAACAGAAGTAATTCTTATGGCTATTCGCTACGCAGGTGAGGTGTTCTCGCGGGCATTGGAAGAAAAAAAAGAACCTTCTTCGTACCTGACAGATTATTTCCCTGATTTAAAAGATCTGAGTAAAAAAGGAAGTATCCCAGCCATGGGAGAAGCTAGATCTACGAGCGGTTTCCAGGCTGTGACACCTTTTGCAGGTTTCAAGTCAATGGCTAAAAAAGAAGAAACAGCAGCACCCGTCTTTGCTGGCTTCAAGCCCTCAGGTTATACTAATAGTAATTAAACTAAATTAGAGAAAAAGCGAGTAACCAATGGCTGCCCTTACTTATGCCTTTCCCGTCGCAATGGCAGGGACACGTCTTGGTTTAAGCGCAGATGATCTGGCAGAGAAATACGGATTAGAGGAAGATACCGCTGAAGGTATTGTTCAAGAATTCGGAGAACAGCAACTCCCCTCGATGAAAACCACGACGTACAAAGGTCGTGGAAATGTGCTTGGGTATAGAGGAGGCGGAGCGCCGACTACGACTGAGACTGTTTTCGGTGGCAAACCTTTGTCATACGATATGGCTAAGCCAAAAGCTCCCGAAGCTGAGACTCCTGAAGACACACGTCAATCTCTCAGCTCAATTGCGGCTCAGTATGGTTTGACGGGTCGTTTCGGACACCAAGATTATTTCAAAGCTCTGGAAGCAGGATATAAGCCAGGCGAGATTCAATCTTACCTTGAATCCAATCCGCAGATGTTGGCAGAGAGTAACCTGCCTGGAATGGCTGGAGGACTGTACTCTGAAATTGTTGCGGGTTCTGTAGACCCATCTAAAGCATTTAAAAGACTGCCAGAAACCGCTACGGTTGCAGGCCAGTCTCCAGATTATTTTGGTCACGAAGATTTATACTCTATGCGGAGTCAAGGATTCTCAGATAAAGATATTCTCGGATACTTAAACCAAAACCCCTCGAAACTTCGCGGTCAGAATGTTCCAGGAGGCGGCGGACTTTACGACGAGCTGACTGGAGCTGCTCGCAAGCCAAGCTCTAGTTCTGGTGGCGGCTCTCCCACAAGTGCTCCTACTTTTAGCACTGCTGCTGGACAAAGTGCTGAGTACTTAGGTCACGCAGATATTGAAGCAGCTAAGTCAAGCGGCGCAAGTGATGCGCAAATTCGAGACTTCCTTCAGCAAAATATCAATAAACTGAGAGGAGCTAACGTGCCCGGTGGGGGCGGTCTCTATGACGAGTATTTCGGATAACACCAAACTTTATAGCTTGGAGTTAGCTAGAGATACTAAAAAAACAATTGTTGAGATAAAAGCAAACGATGCGGCCCATGCGCAGGCCCAAGCTCTTGATATAAGCAGAGCACTGGAAACCGATAAATTTATACTACGTTACGAAAAACAAAAAAGTACCAAGCTGAGTGAGCTTTTTAAAAAACTAGCGTATAGCGAATTTAGCCATAAAGAATGTTTTGAGTGGAGTAGTTCATACACAAACGGATGTCCTGCAATTTATCTATTCGGTAAGCGGTTTTACATCCGACCGCTGATTCTGGATTACATGGACATGAACAGAGATAACTTTGTCAAGATGACGTGCAAGAACAAACGGTGCGTCAATCCATATCATTTCTCGTACGCGCCAGCAAAAGCATCGAAGCTAACTGGCGGAGACAAGAAATTGATGCTAGCCTTCGCGAGCCAAGGCGTCAGCGTTCAGCAAATTGCCGAGGCACTCAAGGTCCATCGAACAACCGTCTACCGAAACCTAAACAATGAACGTCTTCATTCTGGGGCTTAAGGTCACAGACACAGCACAACACAGCGACGGAAAATGCAACGTCATCGCCGAAGCGCTTCCATCAAGTGAACGGCGAGTCTCAACCCGAGTCCAACTGATCCAAAAAATAGATCACTACGTTGGAAAGCTTCTCGATCAACTCGAAGAAGGCGAAGAAATTCTGGCAATAGGTCCGACGAGGGCCACACCGGACGGAATCCTCCAGATGCAGCCGATGCTTGTCGTCACCCGTGACAACTTCACCGACATCCTTGCCGTCAACGCCTTCATGGCTTGCGGCGGACTTGGTCCAAAGGCTGAGGAGGTTGAACTCACCGACACCACGGTGACCAATCGCTCCTTGGCCTGGCAAGATGAGGGTAAGGAGACGCAGTGGTTCAAACTGAGCTGCTGGGGTGACCTCTCCAAGCAACTGTCTGAACTCGCACCGGGCACACCTACTATCGCTGTGGGTAGCGTGTCCACTAGCGAGAAGGACGAAAAGAACTATCTAAACTATAAAGTTGATAAGATCCTCTATCTCCCTAAGATGTCGAAGCAGGCACCCAAAAAAGCAGCCGACCCAGAAAAGGGCCGTGTTGCGCCTGCCGCTATCGGTTCTGTTGATTTCTCTCTTTGATTCTCCTGCTCACTGACTAATGACTTTTATTGCTGGCAAATTTGCTGCGGATGAAATCCTCTGTCAGATTCCCCCGCACACACTTCGCATCGATCTTCAAGCACGTCGCTGGAAGTCAGACAACGATCCCGACGCCGCCATCGTCGACTCCAACGAAAACGGCATCCCGATCGAATTCATTTTGTTGGGCTTCACCCCTTTCTTCGGGAATTTGGGCATGAGAACCCATGAGGAGTTTATTCGTATTGCTTACATTGGTGTCA